AAAATCTTCCACTTAATGCCCTTGAGTAATGCCAATTAACAATATTCTCTGGTGTATAAATTGAAACATAAGGTCGTATGCCTTGTTGTAATTCATCTGCCCTTGTTTTTGTATTAACTTGTGGTTTATCCACGATTGCCCAACAGTTGCCATAAATACTCGCATTTACTTGCATTTCACGCATAATATTATTAAATTCTCTACCATCTAAATCTGCATCCTTTATAAATTCCTCTAATTGAGGATCGCCTTTTAAAGTTCCATAATCCCTACTTGGTGGAACTCTCCATAAAAAGCTGGAATATATTTGAACAACATTTCGGCAATGATTATCAACAGGAGTAAATCGTACTCGTTGGTCGTATTCCTCTGGTGTTTCCAAAATATATTTGTGGAGGTAATATCCATTTTTATAATCTCTGCCACCAAGATAAGATCTAATATAAAATTCCCAATTATCTAAATGAGCTTTATATAGTTCGTGCTTTGTGGTTAAAAAATCTCTATCGTATATCGCCATTAACTCCACCTACGAGGCTTATTTGGTTTAAATTCTCTACGCAGAGGAAAACAATATTCGATAAAATAGCCTAAGGCATCATTAAAATGATCATACCCAGAGTCCTTATCTGGTATATGTGTTCCCTCTTTGTATATCTGTCTTTCTATACTCTTAATCATATTCTTACAAGAATTAACAATATACAACGAGACTTGTCCTTTTGCATTTTTTAATTTTGAATTTACTGCATTAATTCTATCTCTTACAAGTGGTGCAGAATTTCGACAGAAAACTTCCAACCCAGCATTTTTTAATATCGCTAAATCGGTCATACCACCAGCAGAAGTTTTTCTTTGCCTTGCACTAGGATCAGGATAAATTTTAACTTTCATTTTATATCGTCTTTGTATTTCTTCGACAACCTCATTTGTATTGGAACTCCATATTTGTATTTCATCTATTATAAATATTTTATTATCTTCTATTACACAAACAATAGCACACATTGGATCGACATTAAAATCTAAACCTATGTGTAATACACTATATTGTTTTTTGTATTCATCTATCAAGTGTAATTTTCTATCAAAACTATAATATATCATTCCAGAATAATTTACGAAACTTGCCAAATATTCTTGTTGGAATGTGCGTTCATCTAAATCCAATTCAGCTTGATCTATTTCCTGTTTAGGAACTTGTCCTCCCTCTACTGTGGTATATTTAAAACTTTCCCATTCGGAATTGTTTTGCTTTTGACTATATAATTCATAAGCCCAATTACCAAAACCTCTGGGAGTGCCACAGAATAATGCGTGTCCTTGTGTATCGGATAAGGTCGGTCTCAATACCTCATACCAAGCCATCTTATCTATATCGGCAAATTCGTCCATCACTAAAAAATCTAAACCAACCCCCCTTAATGATTGTTCATTATCGGCACCTCTTAATGAAATTAATGAATTATTGCGTAATGTCACAGTTAAATCACTATTATTAACATGTTTAACCCAATGGTATTTCCTTAATTTAGCTATTAAATCCATCCAGCAAATCGCCTTTGCTTGTCGATAGGTTGGCGCTACATACCAAACCTTTTTATTAGGATATCTAGCAAATCGTGCCAATTCATTTATGGCTACGAATGTTTTACCAAATCGCCTACCAGATATTAATACCCTAAACCTTTTTTTATTATTTATGACTTCCTTTTGGGGAACAGATAAACTCATTCGTGTAACCAAGGCAATGGTTTTTCAACTTCTGTTGTTTCAATCCTATCTGTTTGACCCAACATCTGTTTACCCAACCATATTTGCATAGTAACATTTCCTCTTTCGGCTGACTTCCATTGTAGCTGTCTTAATCGTAATTTCATCTCGGCTCTTCCTTTTGTAATAATATCGGAATAACTCTTCCCAATTAAATCAGGACTGCATCCAAAGAACTCCCCCATTTCTTTATTTGTGCAACCAAACCTCGCTAAATTTTTAAGTTGCTTAATATTAATGTTATATTTTTTTGGTCGTGCCATCTAAACCTCTACTAAATATAGGAGTTATATTTTATTTAATCCAAAAACTAGAATTATCTTTTATTATCTGTTCCCACCCTAGATTGTGTAGGATTACATTCATCTTAAATAATGGCATAGATTGAGAGGCTAAACCCATTTCCGACCTCATTTTTTTTAATTCTTCAGGTTTTAATTCCTTTTTATTGCCTATTTTTTTTATTAAATTCTCTTGATTATGTTCTCGCATAGAATCAAACAAGTGTGTGGGCATTTCTTTATCAAATACCTTTTTTAATTCCTCAACATAATCTGTTACATTAAATTGGTTGGCTTGTTTAATATTTGCTTGTCCGTGTTTCTCTAATAAATCCTTATTTTTAATTAATTGTATTATTTTCTCCTTTTGTTCCTCAACACTGTTGAATATCTGCCAATTATCCTTTCCTAATAATTCAGGCATTGTTGTTTTATTAGGCACCATAACCGATAATCCAAAATGCATACTATCCAATAATGAAATACAAAATGTTTCGTGCTGGGAATTAAAGGTATTACAATGGCATTTCTGTATTTCTTCAAAATATTGTTTGCGTGTTGGTAAATCTTTTATTCTTACATAGGGTTTGCCATTAATTACATTTATTTTATCGCCACCAGCTTTCGTAACCAGCACTTGAAAATCATAATCCTTGTGCAATTCATCAAACAACTCAAATGTTGTCCTCCAATTCTTATAGGATTGGAATCTATGGTTAAATAAGAAAGTAAATTTATCGTATTTTTCAACATTTCCCATTTTGTAGGTATCATCAAAAAAACCAAATTTAAGTATTAATTTTTTTTTGCTTATTGAATCCTCTAGGTTGGGTAGGTATTCCCTAATATTATCCAATGTCATTTTCCAACAGTATTCGGAATTAAAAACATTAACATTCGCTAAGTGGTCGCCAATCAAGTGCATATAAATAAAATGTAAATCGGTTTGTATGGGATAAGGCAATGTTTTATGTATTATATAATGATGTTGATTTATTATTGATGGTTGTAATTGATAATTGGATAATAAATATTTTAATTGGGGGGCTATCTCTGGTATTTGATTCCACACAACAAATACACCAAAATTTTCATATATTTTGCTGACGAAATTACTGTCGAAATGAATATTATTTTGCCTTTTACCTAGTGGTAATTTTATCGGTATTCGCAATATATTCTGCGATTTAAAGAAGCCATCATCATAATAACGAAATCCTGTTGAAACAGGGAATGGCATTATAAAATAATAATTAGGATATTTATCTATAAATTTTCGTATTACCTCTGTTAAAAAAACATAATTGCTATCGGAATTAATGATTTGCATTGACCACATTGGATTGACATAAATTATCATTTCAATAGGTTAACAAGGGCTTCCTCTTTCGTATTAAGGTTGTTTTTTTCCCTATATTCCTCGATTTTTTTGTTTGTTTCATTAAAAACCACCAAATCATCAAAGGCGAATATAATACTTTTAAAATATTCCTCTTGGGTATCGGCTAAATCCTTAAATTCGCTGGGCTCCTCATCTAAAAGGTTTTTCATTTCACGTGAATCAAATCCCAAACTTTCAAGATCATAATTTCCATTCATTAACTCCTTAAATTCCAAATTCAATAAAGTTAAATCCCAATCACTATCCTCATTTAATCTGTTATCGGCTATCCTATATGCTTTTGCCTTTGTTTCTGGTAAATCGGCTATGATAACAGGAACTTTTTTAATTTTTAATTTTTTACTAGCTTCGAAACGAGTATGACCAACAATAATAACCATTTCCTTATCAACAACGATTGGCTGTTGAAAACCAAATTCCTTAATGGAACCAGCGACCTTATCTATATTTTGATTTTTTCTCGGATTATTAATGTAGGGTATTAATTTATTAGTTTCTATTAATTCTATTTGCATCAATGAATCGTTGGCATTTCTGTATATATTGGCTCATTATCATTTTTAACTATCTTTGCCAAATACATTTTCGCCTCGTCTTCTGTTTCAAATCCTGATATTTGAATAAAGGCAGAATGTTTTCCCTCTTGTTCTTGCACAGTAAAAAACATCTTCAATAAATTATCTTTTTCAATTTCCATAAATTTACCTTATAACAAAAGAAAAAAAGCCACCAGCGAAAAAAAACTAAAAAACTAGTGGCTAATTATAATTATATTGAAAATCCCATTTGTTTCATAGCTTCATTAGATATCTCTCCTTTTTTATGCATTATTTCAATATCTGAATCTATATCATTTGGCATTTTACGACCTTTTTTCCAAAATGATAAATTACGAAAAGGATCTCTTTGAATAAGACCAAATTCATTATCTAATTGGGTTTTTCCAAAAGGCACATCTAAATCCTCTTCCCACCTTTTATCATTAATCCAAGTTGATAAATGAGGAACGAACTTTTTATCTTCTGTATTATTTATTAATTCATTAAATTTATTTACCAATAAATCATTATTTATTTTATTATTTAATTTGTTCCAAGCCTTGAATGCTTTTTCTTTACTACCTCTTTTTATTTCTACCTTGTTCCAAAGCAAATCATTAAATTTATTATAATTAATTATATCTAATTTATTATGTTTAGTATTGCTCGGTGTATTGTTCGGTATATCTTGATATATATCATAATTACAGATAGTAACAACATTTGGCGTATTGGCTGGTGTATCGGTCGGTGTATCGGTAGTTATGGTTTGATTTTCGATTAATTTATCAAAAAATCGTTGCACCTTGCTTTTATTCCAATTCCAAGCCTCTGCGATATAGCTTAAAGAACAACAAATTTGTCCTCGTTTTAATTTTATTATAATATTATTAATTCGATATTCCCTATCTGCAAAACTAGCCTCTAATAATAGCCAAATAAAAGCACCTATTTCACAGAAACTCCTATTATGTTTTGTCAAAGAGGGATGATATAATAATGCTCTATTGATTTTTATATATCCGTTTTTTAGTTGTGGCATTTTGCCTCCTTAATTTATAAAAAAAATAAATAGTTGAATCATCAATCACATAATTTATGTTTCTCTTCCAATTCTTCTCGGTGGAAACAATATGATGGACTGCCAAATCTTGTGCCTTGCGCCACAAACCTATAAATATATCCTGTTCAAAAGAATTATCTGGGATTGAAATAGGATGGCTACTTACAGTTACGACTTGGGGCATATTGCACAATTACTTTTGCTAGATGTTCCAAACATTCTTTTAAATTCCCTTGTATAACAAAATGAGGGGTTTTAAAAATAGTACTTTTAACTTTCCATAATTTTTGGGATTCACTTAATTTACCTTTTGGTGTTTTTAATTCCACATAAATTAACCTACCCTCTGGATATTCAATAATAAAATCAGGACACCCCTTTTTTAACCCCATTTTGCGTAGCTTAATTTGATACTGTGGGCTTCTTTTACCCTCATTAGGACAATGGAAATGCCTAAATTGATACTGAGAACTTAAATCATCTAAAAGACTATTACAGGCGATCTGTATATCTATCTCTTTGTGCATAAATGGGCAGAGAATAGATTATTATGATAAAAATTCCCAGATCAAATCCCCTGCCCAATGTAGCAATTTATTTATGAAGGAGGATTGCTACTATATAAAAATTGAATATTAATCTTAAATTAAAAAATATCAAGGCATTAAAAATAACATAGGTAAATTTATATAGATTCGGAATCCATTAGGAACACAACAAAATTCATTGGAAACCGTTGGGTTCCCTTGCTTTCTTTATATAGATAGATGTTTAATTTACCTCCCATTGTTATATATTTAATAATGATAAAAAATCCAAGAACCCCAGATTATAGGGAAAAATTAGAAAATTCTAAAGGGGAATACCAACCTTTAACGCAAATCGTTAGAGTTCAGATTAATATTGGTCAGATATCTTTAGAAAATTTCTTTTTTACTACCGTAATATTAGGTTCTTGGGTTTGGGTCGCAAATTTAGTCTAGATTTTTTCTACCTAATTTGAAACATTCCAAATATTCGCACCCACTCACCTCTTGGTAAATAAATATAAATTTATCGTAAGTGGCAAGGCAATTAAAATCCTTTTTATAAGGTTTGCTTGTTTAATCCTCCTCCTTTTGTTTTTAGCAATTAAGCTAAACTGACGAGACCTACTTGGTCGAAACAAATAATAATAATAATGAAGGAGAAACTATGACTTTATATAATTATCCAACTATTCAAGCGTGGCATATATTAACTGGCTCCCTTGCTTATTATGTTGATAATATGGTGAGAAAAGCTCAAGCAGAAAATGCTCCATTAGATGCTACTTATAAAAACAATGATGGTAAATGGGTTAGGTTACGAGATGTTGAAAATCAAGAATTTGCTAATCAATGTTGGGTTAAAGTTTTACAATTAACAAAAGAATTATAATTTTATGGGGGATAGAAATATCCCCCTCTGTTTAGCGATGTGTATCGCTACTGATGATTACAAAAGTATGAAACAGAATAATAATAATAATTCCTTAAGGAGGAACAATGACTAATAAAAATACTTTTAATTCAACAACACATTATAGAAATTGGACTATAACACTTGATTATAAATCCGAAAAAATTTGTTGGAACAAAAGCAATGAATATGGCTCTTGGGAACTAATTGGGAGTTCTATTCACGATGATAAATTTATCAATTGGAAAATTAATAAAATTCTTCAAATAATTGATGAAATTATTAAAAAAGAAACTCAAGCAAAGGAAAATGAAATTTTATCCTCTGTTGAAAAAAGAATTACCAATTAAATAAATACGAAACTAGGGATTCACTCCCTAGTCTATAACCTTAGGCAAGTTATATTGATAAGTTAGCCTATAATAATAAAAAAGGAGGAGTTTATGAAAAACTCGTGGTTTGAGGTAGACAAAAAAGGTCTACAACAAATACAG